TTTGTCAGCAGACGGTATGCGCCATCTGCACCCTGATTGTGGGCGAGATACAGAACGCGGCCATCGACATTCTCGATGCCTTTGCTTTGCAGATAAGCACGGTTCTGCGCAGCCAGACGTGCCGCTGCTTCAGCAGATTGTCCCAGATCGTTCGGGTTCTCTAGGCCCATGCCCCGCGCTGTGCTGGGAATGAACTGGAATGGACCCCTAGCTCCGCTCTTCTCGTTGTAGAGATTCTTCCCGCCGCTGCTCTCAACCTGATAGACACGGCCAAGATAACCCTGAGGAAGTTTGTAGCGGGACTCAAGGGAGGAGAAAAGTTCCATCGGGTTCATTGAGCAGGCCTTTTTGCCTCACGGGCGCGAGCAAGAGAGACGTTTGCGCGAAGCTGTTGAATGTCTTCCGTCGATGACCGACGGTTCTGTTCTTCAGCTTGTTTCGCTTGAAGCTTGCGCTCATCGAGGTCGATGCGCAAGGCGGCTTCTTCAGCCTTCAACTTCACAGCCTGCTCGCGGATATCGAGGTCTCGCTGCTGCAACTTGACCAACGGATCTTCCGCTTGTTGCGGTGAAAGTTGCTGCATGAGAGCTTCAATCATCCGCGCCTCTTCTGCTGCGGCAGCCTTCTGCAACAATTCAACCGGAGGCGGAGGTGGCGGCATCATCTGACCCGTCATCGGATTGATCATCGGCGGAGCCTGCTGCATCATCTGCTGCGCTTGCTGCATGACGGTTTCGTTGGCCATCAACGACACGTGTTCAAACACGTGCGACAGCAACACGCCGTACACCTGAGGCGACGTCTGGATCAGAGCCGACTTGATGAACGCGATATGCGACATGATGTGGGACTGATGATCCTGCTGAGGAAACGCCTTCAACTGCGGTGCACCGTTCGGCACAACCATCGCCCGCGCATTTTCCATCGCCGGACCTTCCGGCTGCGGCTGCTGCGGAGGCGGCAAGATCAGATCGATGTCCTGCACACCCAGCGCCGAATACATACGGCGATAGGCTTCGTATTGGTTGTGCATCTGCGGTGCAGCTTGAGCAAGACGGAGTTGCTCCTGCGCCAGCGAGATGCGCTGCGTCATCGAAAAGATGTTGGGGTCCGTAACGGGGATGATATCGATGTTGTCGTCGAAATCCTGCACGAAGATCTGACGGCCACCAGCCACGTCATAGGGATAGGCACCTACCGTGTCGCGTATAACGCGGGACAGCAGTTTCAGTTCCTGCTTTTGGGCGTAGTGCAGTCGCTTGTGGACTGCGCTCAACACACGCGAGCCACGCTCCAACAAAGCAATCGTGGTTCCAACAGGCATTTCCTGATTGGAATCCGTCATTCCGAGGTCCTTGGTCCCCACGAACTTTTCAGCCGCGGTGATACAGAACCCGAGCAGTTGCATCAGTGTTGCGCTTGGCTCCTTGTAGGGAAGCGGCAGCAGGCTTTCGCGCAAGCTACCACCCGGAGCGTCAACGTCACGCCATTCACCCGGCTGCAACAGCGAGCCTTCGTCTTGGATGCGCAGGCCTTTGGCCTTGAAGCCAGCAGGAAGGTTTGACAGCGTACCAGCATCAATCAACTGGCGCAGAATAGACGTCGAGGAGCGCGACAGATTGCCGAGCAAGTGGACGAGACCGAAGCCGTAGAAGCCGAGGCCGGGGAGGAACTTGTAGTGGACGAAATACTGCTGAGGACGCTTCTTGCGATCCTTCTCGCTGTAGTTGCGGCGGATAGCAAGGATGTCACCAGTGTCCGCATTCATCGTGACGATGTATGGGAGCTTGATACCAGTGGGGACGCCCTCTGAATCGCGGTCCTCGAACCCTTCCAGATCAAGATTGGTGTGGATTTCATAGAGACGATAGACGTCAGGCTTCGATCCCGGCTCGATGCCCGTGATTTTATCGACCTTTTCCTCAACCTGATCGCGTTCAGCCTCTGTCGGCTCCTGCAATTCAATGTCGCGGTAGAAACCCGACACCTGTTGCTTGCGCAATTCGTTCGGAGAGAGGCGCAGGACATGCGTTACGCGCTCCGCGGTGCGGATATCGCGCGCATGGTAGGGAACGATCAGGTCGTTCGGGTAAATGACGGGCGAAACAGCGCGCTGCACGTCGCTTTCGTAGTAGACCTTTTTGAAAGTCGAGCCACCGTAGCCCAGATAGTACAACATCTGGTCATACTCGGGGTCGTACTCCTCCATTTCGGTCGTGATATAGTAGTTGAGGAAGTTTTTGACGCGATCAGCCTGCTGTTCCTTCTCAGGAGTGACCTGTCCGACAATCTGTGAGCGCACAGGACCGTTCGGCGGCAGCATTTCCTTGTAGGCTTGGGCTTGAAACTGCGTCACAGCCTCGTTCAACACGGGATGTGTGACTCCGGTGGCCCCTTCAAACGGCTCTGTCCGGTCCTCATAGTTGATACCGAGCAGTGTCAGGCCTTCTTCGTAGACCTTCTTCCACTCTTCACGGCCTTCATCGTCGTCTTCGACGGCTTGGCCCAGCTCTTTCGAGATCATGGACAGGTAACCGTCGTCCAAGACTTCCGCCAAGTTGTCGCCAAAGCCCAGCGAGGTGATGTCCTTTGCGTTCTCACCACCCTCATAAGTGATGATTGCGCCGCCTTCCTCGTCTTCCTCGATGGAATAAGGACCTTCCGGGCTGTCCTCGTCCTCCATTTCCATGTCCACGCCGCCTTCGACGTCTTCGGACATTTCGGGGGCCTCAAGCAGACCCTTATCGATATTGGAACGTGGAGCGATGGCCATCAGTAATAGACCCTATTTGAAGGACGCCTCACAGATTCCATCTGGAGATCGTCTGGATGCCCAATGAACCCGCCCTGACGGAAACGCATCAGTGCTTGAGTGGCGCAGTCCACCATATCGTCGTTCTGTCCAAAAGGAAAAGCCGCCAATTCCTCGACCACTTCCTCAGCCCACGACGTATCAGGACGCCAAACAAGCCCCGACTCGAACAGAGGGGACACAGAATTGACCCTAGAATGTTTATCATTCCCACGCGAAGGCGTAAAGTTTACCACAGGAATGCCCATGTGTCGCAATTCCTGCGTCAACGGCATGCCCGAGGCCTTCGCTTCGATGAGCACGGTCTCCGGTTCCCAGTACCGATACTCCTCCAAAGCGATGCGCTTCAGATCAGGAAACTCCCACCGCCCCTTCTTGGCATCCAAAAGGATCACATTGGGCGGCGAATCCTCTGTGGGAAAGAACACGCCCCACGTCTGGATGGCGGAAAAGTCCGCGGTCCTAGATTTGAGGAACGCGGTATCGTAGCTCTGGATGACGTACTGCAACCGCGGCACGTCCTCCTTTTCCCACACCTTCCACCAATCGCGCTTCAGAATGGACGCCGTATCAGAGGTCGGGCTCTGCATATACTGAGCCTGCCACTTGGAAGCAGAGATCGAGGCCTTGATCTTCTCAAGTTCCTCCAGCTTCCAATACTCAGGCCAGAGCGGCTCCCCGCTATCAAAGATAGCCGGAAACTCCACCACTTCCCACTGATCGGCCTTGGGGTCCATGGCCTGCTGGCGCAACAGACGCGCCGTCAAATCGGCTTCGCCCCACCGCGTCATGACCACAACAATAGCGCCACCCGGTTGCAGACGCTGGCGCGGGCCAGACATGTACCACTCCCAAGCGTTCTCCAAAGCTGTCGGGCTTAGGGCGTCTTGTTCCGAGTGAGGATCGTCCACAATGAAGAGATCTGCGCCGCGACCCGCGATAGAGCCTCCGACACCCGCTGCATAATATTCGCCACCATCATCCGTCTCCCAGCGATAAGCCGCTTTTGAATCTGCCCGTAGTTTAACATCAGGAAAGACCTTCTTGTAGTCCTCCCCGTCCATCAAGTTTCTGACCTTGCGACCAAACCGGATCGAGAGGTCTGCCGTATGCGTGGCCTGCATGATCTTGAGGTCTGGTCGGCGGCCAATGAACCACGCCGGAAACAGATAAGAAGCGAACTCCGACTTCGTATGCCTCGGTGGCATGTTGATGATCAGTCGCTTCAATGTTCCGTTGGCCACGGCCTCCAGCTTCTCGGCCACAATCTTGTGGTGCCGACCAGCAATGAAGCCGGGCCAGACAGCGTTAACAAAGGGAATAAAGTTTTCGCGCGCCGCCTTCGACTGCTCCAACTGACCAAGACGGCTGTAAAGCTTGGCCAGCTTGCGAAGACTTTCCTCATCCATCTTGGGTTGAATGGCCATCAATACACACTACCTGATCGGGCCGCCCATGAGCCATGCGTCACAGGTTCTGTCGCCCGCGCACTTGAAATGAAACAACTGGCAGTAGCCAAGATTCGCCTTGTCCTGCACCACCTTGGCAGTGACTGCCTCGGCCGTGTTGTTCTCTTCCGGCTCATCAGGATCAAAACTGATGCCCTTCTCGATACAAGCCAGCATCTCCTTCGTCTGAACAAAGGCTGCGCAGTTCTTGCAGCGGGACGTCTTCGCCTCTTCAGAGGTGATGTTCCACATGTCCGCGAGCCGTTTCCAGAACTTGTCGTTTGGCCCGTTCGGGTTCAGAGGGCCGTAGCCATATTCCTTAATGGCATGGTTACGATTTTTCAGATTGATGTGAATGTCTTGCGTAGCCACGGGACAAGCCTTTGGAGACTTGTACGCACGGCGCAGAGCTTCACCAAGAGCGGGGGTTTTGGCCATGTTTCGGGGGTCCCGTAGTCGTACTTGCAGGAAGACGGATGCTTCATCGTGGTCCACGGTACAACAAAATATAGGACGGGGGTAGGGGATCCTAAGGTCTTTTTTGACAATTAGGGGGTCCGGGGTCCTTGGAGCAAAGTTGACAATTCGGGGGGTCGGATTTTTTTCAGTTGCTGGTGGTCCGTGGAAAATCGGGTTTTACGCGCGACCGCGACACGTGCGCCCCGATTAGGGGGGTCGATGTTTTCCGGAAGTCGCGCCCCAATCTGGGCGGACCCCAAGGGACCCGAGGCCGCCCATGTTGCGGTGCACCATCACGCTTTCGTGATCATTTGTATATTGACTATCTTTGCATTGCTTGCTACCGTGTAACAACGGTTCACGGTTCGGACCGTTCAAAAAAACCGAATCAGTTAAAAAGGAAAACGACAATGCATTATGACCGCGAATCCGCCACCCGCCGCACCTTAGTTGAAGGTGACCGCCGCACTGTGCAGATCAAGTGCTGCGGCACTTGGCTTGATTGCGATGCATTCACGAACACGTGTGACCGTTGCGGGGCGGATTACAAT